TTTTCCATTGAGTGAACGCACCATAAGGTCTGGCTTGTTCTTGCGCTGCTCCCCTGCAATCTTTTTGGTGACATCGTAAAGTTTATTGAATGTCATCGCAGGTTTAAACAGGCGTGAGAACTCAGACCGTTCTACTGCCGACCACTGGTCACGCAATAAGAAGTTCATGTCATCACGGCCACGCACTACGTTTTCGTCAAAGTACCCATCCCAAAGAACCAGGTCTTCGCGTGCTCTTTTTAATACTTCTGCCTCATCGATTCCAGCGTCTTCTAATCGGTCTTGTAGACGCTCGTTGATTTCCTCAACATCTTCAATGGGCATTTGTTCAGCAATAATTTCCATGCCAATTCCCCGTCCGTTGGGTTAAATACCTTGTCCTTAAGGAGCGACTTTAACAATTCCATGTCAAAGTCGCCTTTTAACGCCCTAAACTAAGGGTGTTTTAAGCTGCGTTTGCAACTTCTGCGTCAACAGCTTCTTTTGGTAATTCAAATTCTTGCCAGTCATCAGACGTTAAGTCTTCCACTGAAAACATAAAATTACCTGCATTTGTGGATGGAGTAATAACAACCTTCCACACATGAGTCATACCAGGCATTAAAGACAAATAACCTTCTTTGATGTCCCAAGCTGCGCGGTGCATTTGTTTACCTGCTTGTAAATTTACTAAAGCTTCTTGCAATAACATCCTTATTTCTCCTTGGTTTATGGTAAAACGGTTAGTGTACAAATGCTGTTTGCAAACACTGGTTTGTAAACCTGATGGCCATCTGATGCCACGGTAAACACAAAGTCTGTAGCTAACAAAGCAATGCTTTGAGTTTTTAAGTAATTGTCCAGGTAACCTGCTGCACTTACTTCGGCTAGCGTGTTATTAGGGCAATACAAACGGCATAGCCTTGGGGTTACATCGTTATTTTCCCCTGCAAAACTGCATATTAGGGTTATTTGTGATTGTGATGGCATGTTGCGCTCCTTTGCTTAGTTAATTTGTCCAAAATTATTCTATACTCTTTCTCACACTCTTTGCACTTGCTCTGAACGTGTTCTTTAGCGGTGTACTTACCGCAATACATACATCTTGTTGTCATTAAAAAATCCTCATGACAGGGTTAAACATGTTTTCGTACTTATTGCTTTCTACCTTGTCGCTAGTAATTCTATCGCTTGCTAATTCCAAACAACCATAACCCAAGCCATCCATAGCATGTGAGTACACATTCTTATTGGGCTTGTCTTTGTAACGCTCTTCACCACCAACGGCAACGCGAGCATATACATAGCCTTTAACAAAGCCTTTGAATAATGTGGGGCATTGTTTCTTATCGAGTACAAACCCTGGCTTACCATCAACCATACGGTTTAAAAAGTATCGGACTGAACCAAGACGTGGGTCAATGTCATTGGTTCGTGCCGAATGTGTGGGAATGCCTAATGTATTTAACTCGCCAATACAGGACATTTCCTCAACGATTTCATTACGTGCGTTACCCGCTGGGTCTGCAATGGACATCCCTATTTTGCAATATGGAAAGTCTTTAGCTATTTGAGGAATGACAATGGCCTCGGCAAAGCTTCTAATACCCATGCCATCGGCTATATATTCCTTGAGCACAAGCAACTGGCCTCTGGCTGACAACTGCATAACTACGCAAGCAGGGGTTAAGCCAAAGTCCCAGCCCAATACTAAAGGCTCGCCTTGAATAGCAGCCAAAGCTTCAACAGCGTGAAAATCGGGATTAAATTCTGGATAAACTCGTTTGCCAAATCCAACAGCGCCATACTCGCCAAGACAAAATACTTTAATAAATTCCTGGCTCTGGCCATGGGCGAGCTTTTCATAGTAATCATTAGGCAAATGGCTAAAGTTATCACATCCAGGATTTCGCACCCAATTGTCATCATCATCCTTTATCAAGCCAGGTGGTTGTTTAAAGAGTACGTGTCCTGGGTAGGTATTCTCTTCAAAATCCTTGAATATCCAGTGGTCATCTTCGGGAGGGTTGGTATCGGCTATGATGCCAGACCAATACGGTTCATGACAAAACGCCTTTGATGGGTAACGGTTTACCCGTCCTTTCATGTGGGCTAATGCTGCCTTTGGAACTTCCGATAACTCGTTAATGTAGCAGCCTGTTAACTCAAGCGATTTAATCTTTCGCACATCTTCGGGTCTATCCAAGGCAATGAACAATAGTTCAAGCTCTACAATGCCAAACCCGTCATTAAAGCTATGTTCGTAGGTCATTATGGGCTTTTGTCTCTTGCGAACATCTCCTAAATCTTCGAACCAACTAAGCCAAGTTGCTAAGGTTGTTGTGGCAAGTTCCCCAGAAGTATTTCGCACAATTCCCCACCTGCTTCGTCTTCGACCGTTATGCCAACGTGGAACTGCGCAAGCTCTTCTAACAATTTCTGCTGCTGCCCATGTACTCTTTCCGCTACCATAAGGCCCCATAATGACACGCACAAAGCTATCATCAATATGAGCAATATCACCAGTCGCAGTTGGAATATAGATTTTATCCTGGTCTTTAGCATGTATTGTCATCCTTGTTTCATTAATAGTTATCTGTTTCTCTATGCCTTTTCTGCGAGATTCTTCGATTGCTGCAATGCGTTTGGATATGCCTGATGCGCTCAATGTCATTTCTCTAAAATCCTTTTAGGCGGTGGGGTTTTGTATGGGGAACGGGTATATGTGTCGCGTAAATGCTCTTGTGTGGTGAATCGAACACCGCACTTGATGCACTCGCGTCTTCGATAAATTTGATTGGTTCTCTCGTCCTTATTAGTATCTACTACGCGAGATTCTCCATAGCCACAATTTTTGCATTGCATCTATTTTCTCACCCCTCGTAAAGTCCTACTCATCGTAGCCTTTAGTGATGGAGTATGACGTTCTTTTGGTTTGCGTGTCTGATGTTCAAAATCATTCTTTTGGGCGTAGGACTCATAGGATGGCGCTGTTTCCGCTACCTTCTTCTTTTTGACCTTCTCTACCCAACTGTTTCTGATTACGGCCATGCCCTATATCCTTATTGTGTTTCCGCTCTATCCTTCGAGCGTTTCGTGCGGAGATAAAGGGACTTCTTACTTTATAACCTCCGCAATCCAGTCTATAACCGCTAGTTCCTGAAGAAATCATTTCTTCATCTTACCAAGTGCCTCTGCTAACCTTGCTCGCTGTCCAAGCTTACCTGGTGCCTTAGCTGCCTTGTCTAGCGCCTTCTTAGGTATCTTCTTACCTTCGGGAACACCTAACTCTTTATGCAGCGCGCCAGGCTTCTTGATGGCCTTAGCAATCCATTTCTTGTCATCCATGATTACTTACCCTTCTTCATGCAGTCTTTCTTGACTGACTTTTTAATGAGGGCTTTATCTTGCTTCTCGTCCATGTGTTTCTTCATAGGCTTTAAAGCTGCCATCTTCTTTAGTTTCTCAGGCTTCATTTTTAGGCTCTCCAATTACACCATCGTTGTTTAGGTCAAGATTGAATTTAAACTCTGCCCATTCCAATACTTCTTTGGCCAGGTTCTTCGTAAGGTTTAACAAGAAAGCCGCTATTTCAGGTTCAAGGGATTTAAGCTCGTGCTCAAGAATGGGTTGTAACATAGAACTAAATAGGCTCATGGCGTTATATCCTTATAACGATTGAATCATGTGGTCGATTTCAATGATTGCACCCTGACAGTTTGCAATCTCCTTTTTGATGACCTTTAGACGCTCCTTCAACAAATCCAAGTCTACTGTGCTTGTTGTTAGGGCATTAGCTAAAGATTCCCTTCTTTTTTGCAATACATCCAATGTAATCACTCAACACTCCTTGTAAAAAAGCGCTCATCATGAACGCTTGTTATCTAAAAACTCTTTTAAGTCTCAAAGAGCATCATAGACCTTGCGGGTTAAGTAAAGCTTTTGTATGGCCTCCGGCTTTGCACTCGATACACATCGAGTTAAATATTAATGGCGACCTTCAACAAATGCTTTCCAAAGCTCATGGTGCTGGTCAACTATACTCATACGTCATACCTCACAACTGCATGAAGTACAATCTTTTTAATACGAACTCCAAAGTCTAATGATTCCTGCTGTGATTCAAACCCTTTGCTATTTCAAACATCATAGCCAGTTTCCCAGTCTATTAGTCCAAGCTCAGTCACCGTGCAATTCTCAATCCTTGGGTAGTACATTTAACACCTCACGTTACAACAATTAACAATATGATGGTATCATTACTCATATCTTGATATCTGTCAACATTAATATTTTAATATGCTATACCTTTTTTCTTACCGTAGTTAGCCTTGCTCTGAGCGGGTAGATTGCGACAGGCTCCAGCTTCTTTGAATGTGCGAACCTCCTGCTTTTTCTCTCTATCAAGGTACACGTTGTTGCGAGTAGACAAGTAACCGTCTGGCTTATCAGATACGTATTTAGCACCCATTATTTTTCCCCTTTAGGTTTTGGTATGTTCATTTTCTTTTTGACTGGTTCGTGCAAATGCTTCTCATGCTTGCCGTATATGTCACGTTCAGGCGTCTTGCTTGACTTCTTAGTCATTATTGCCCTCTCCAACCTCAAGCCTAGCCAGCCTCTCGTTAAGCTCGTTTACTTGGGCATTAGCTCCGAAGTGCTTAGGCCATCTGCGCTCTAAAAGCCACGCATCTGCTTGCCAACGCTCAGGTTTAGCCGCAATCATATCGGTATGCTCCATGACCTTTTGCATTTCAGCCCTCTTTATAGACTGCAAAAACGCTGCATGTTCAGACTCAATATTGTTGTCTAGGTCGCGTATTCCTTCCTCTAACCAATAGAACAAAGTACGCTCAGATATGCCGTTTGCTTCGGCTGCTAATTGATAGGGTGCGCGTCTTGAAATAGCGCTGATAATGTCTGCACACCGTTCAGGTGTGAATTTGCTGGGACGTCCAATTGTCTCAGGCTCTGGCTTCACAGAGTTTTTGCCCATAGTCACTAATCCTTTAATGTGTTTGGTGTAGATACCAAGATATCTTACTTCTTTTTATTCTTCAATACGAGCATAACCATAAACATAATTGCAAACCCATCAGCAGACGCCAATAATGCGTGGAACTCGTTAGCATCTATATTGCCATCACTTAGGGCTTTGATAAGGTTTGTAATGAACGTAATAAAACACAAAATCGTGGGAACAGAAAGTACTATATGAGGATTTTTTTTAAAATAGTTCTTCACCTTGTTCACATCCACCTCTACTCATGGAATTAGTTCGAAGTGAACTGTATCATTAAACGCCTGGTCGTTAATGTCTTTGTCACTGTCCCAGTCTCCTCCATAGCGGACATCATGGGTCATTTTACCATCATTCTTAAACATTTGAGCCACACCTAGCACAAATCCACCAAACCAGTACATGCGCTTAGTGTTGTTCCAGTCAATAGGATAAGGAGCCACATCAACAGCCATTGACGGGCTTTTGTTATGATTGCCATTAGGCCATTTAAGTTTTGATTTCCCATCAGCAAACGCTTTGTTTTGGTCAGCTTCATTTCTAAATCCTTCCAGTATTGTGCAATCAAAATATTTGATTACTTCACGAAACAAAGTTTGCAGGTCTTGGTGACAGGTGAATAGTTTTTGTTGTGAAACAGTGCTGAATTTTGGCATGTCGCAATCCTTTACGAATGTTTTATTTAAATCATAGCACAAGAAATAAAATAGCTCGAATGGGAGGCTCCGAGCTAAGTACATAAGGAGGCAATAATGAATAACGGAAGTTAATAATAAAAAATCAGGAGAGGAGATATTTCTCGATGATTTCTTTACCATCAACCCAACCGTAGCACGTTTTTGCTTCATAGCCAACACTCTTAACAATCCGTGCAAATTCTTCTTGCGCAAGCCATGTTTCAGATTTTCTTGCAGATGGCGGATAATTCATAGCCCTTTTAACCTCCAAAAATAACCCGTGGTGCGTTTTTGTCGGGTAGTATATGGTTAGGTCACTAACCCCTGCTCGAAGTCCCATTAAACGCAAATTATGGCCTTGCGCGGCAGTTCTTTTGCCCTCGTTGTTGTTCTTACAAAAGAAATCCTTAAGTTGTGGATGAAAACTCAACCACTTTACCAACCACCTTTGCTCTTGGTTCTCGGTTGGTATTGATACACGTTTGGTCATCCTTAACCTCATCGTTACCGTAAATTGTCTTCATTAGCGCCATGACTTCCTGTCTGTCGCGTAGATTAATTTGCTTCGGCTTGTTCTTTTTTTTCATCGACTCGCTTTCTCATATAGATTTCTTGGGCTTCGGACAGGGGCATACTTTTGGGTAAAAATCCTTTTACCATTGTAAGCCATGCCACAAACTTTTCTGCTTCGGTTCCTTTCAATACCTGGGTCATTTCCTTTGCCTCTCTGGGTAGTATTTAAGTTGCTCGACCATCTCTTCATAACACTTGATGGCTTCCTCTATTTTTTCCTCTGGATGGGCTTCTAACACCTCCCTACAATGTTGCCGCAAGAACTCAATGTCATCTCCACCGTGTCCATCAGAAACCTTTTTTATCAAACTGCATAAATAATTTTTGCGAGCAATCCATAGTCCGCGGTTCATTTGTCATGCCAGTTTTTTGCAATGTGGATAGGCTTGTTGTATAGTTTAGGCTCATTGTTTGTTGGTTTTTCTTGAGGCCTGTAACCCGCTTTTCTTAACATTTCAGGCTGTTCTATCATGCTTATAAGTTTTACGCGCGTATAAGCATGAGACACAGGCAATTTAATAACGTCTGTTTCTGGGATAGATACCAAGAAATCCTCATACTCTTTTGCGTGCTGTTTATCAAAAAGCTTATTGGACGGGTTTATCTTTTTTT